AGTTCTACACTTACAAATTATGGTTGGACTGTAGGCGCAGTAAGAACAAGTACTACAGGTGGCACTAATTCATTTATGTTTAGACATCACAGCAATAGTGCAGCAGGTACAGAACGCATGAGGATTGACCACAATGGTGTAGTACTTATAAATAGAACGGTTGATCCTGCATGGTCATCATCTAAGTTAGAAGTTGATAGCAACGCAAGAATAGGAAATATATATCTACAAGGTGATAGTTCAAACAGTAAAATTTTTGCAGGTAATGCCGAAATAAGACTAAGTTCCCTTGAATTTAGAGGGGGTGGCTCAGGATTAGATTTTGATGTAACACTTATAAAAACAGGTGTGGGTTTTACAAATATGTTCAAGGTTGATTCACCTTCAGGTGATACCTATACAAATGATGGAACAATATCATCTTTGTCTGATGAAAGAATTAAAACTGATATTAATGATTTAACTGATGGCTTAGACATAGTAAAACAATTAAGACCTGTTACTTTTAAATACAACGACACCACAGAAGATGAAGAGGGTAAAAAAGAACTTGGTACTGCTGATGATACAGTTAGATATGGTTTTATTGCACAAGAAGTAGAAAAAGTTGCACCACACTATGTAGAAACATCAACAAGAAAAATTAATAACAAAGAAGTAGATGATTTTAAATCAATGTCAACAACAAGAATGATACCTATGTTGTTTAAGGCAATTCAAGAACAACAAACAATCATTGATGATCTAAAGTCAAGAATAGAAACATTAGAGGGCTAGTATGGGAAACACAACAATACCAAGTGAACTTATTGCAGCAAATGCAATAGGCATAACACAACTTAATGTATCTGACGGTTCAAACGGACAAGCACTAAAAACTGATGGGAGTGGTACACTATCTTTTGGAGATGTTACTGTTTCGCAGACATTGACTGTCGTTGGTAGAAGTAGTAACACAAACATAACTGTAACGAGTGGCACACTTGCTGTAGAAACTCGTTCAGGTTCAAACGTAAACGTAGGAGTTTAATATGGCAGCAAGATTTCCTTTAATTGTAGATGGCAGTGGTACACCTGCTATAGAAGAAATAGCCAGTGGTGACGTGCTTGATTTAACAGGATGTCAGGTCAAACTAGGTACAGAAGCCACACTTACAGACGGTAGTACTGTGTCATGGGACGTATCAACATCGCCAATAGCAAAACTAACCTTAGGTGGTAATAGAACACTAGCTGCACCCAGTAACGCTGTAGGTAGTGGTCAATATATATCATTGCTACTTATCCAAGACAGCACAGGCTCAAGAACCTTAACATGGAACGCTGTATATGAATTCAAAGACGATACAGCACCAACGCTAACCACCACTGCATCAAAAGGCGATATTTTTACCTTTAGATATAACGGTTCAAAGTGGTTGGAAGTAGGTAGAAATCAAAACTTAACACTAAGCTAACATGAGTCTATTAGCAGTTGCAGGAGCAAACTCGGCATCAGGTGCATACGAAATAACTAATTCTTTAAAATTAGAAGCAGACAATTCTGAAAATCTTTATAGAGATTTAAACGCAAGTACAAGCACAACAAAATTTACTCATTCTATGTGGGTGAAGAGAACAGAACTTACTAATGCACAACTGTTATATATGCGAGGTGTTGCAGGTAATGAAGCGACCTTATTAAGGTTCTCAGGTGAGTCAGGATATGAGCATGGCTTACAAATAGATATCGGTGGCAGTAGTACTAACGCAAGAAGTGTTACAAATAGGAAGTTTCGTGATCCTCATGCTTGGTATCATATAGTGTTAGCTGTAGATACCACACAATCAACTGCTGCAAATAGAAGAAGGTTATATATTAATGGTGTAGAAGAAACAGACTTTGGTATGAATAATACACCTTCTCAAAACTTTGCAATGGAAGTTTCTAGTGCTAAACACAGATACGGTGCTTACAACGATACAGACAACTATGCACCTTTTAGTGGATATATAGCAGAATGTCACTACATTGATGGTTCACAATTAGATGCTTCAAGTTTTGGTGAGTCAGATGAAGATTCAGGTATTTGGATTCCAAAACAATATACAGGGTCATATGGCACTGGTGGTTATTACTTAAAGTTCAACGATAGTTCTGCATTAGGTAATAATTCAGCAGGAGATGGCACAGATTTTACATTAAGAAATATAGCAGCAGCAGATCAAGCAACAGATACACCATCAAACAACTTTACAATATTTAACTGTGTAAGGCGATATAATGCTGATGCACTAACCATTAGAGATGGTGGCACTACAATAAAAAGAAGTTCAGCTACAAATTGGTCAACAGCATTTAATACTTTTGCTGTGAACAAAGGTAAATGGTATTGGGAAGGTGAATTATATACAAATGAGGGTATTCAAATGTTTGGACAAACACCACAGGCAGCTACAGAAATAAACATAAATATTGACTGGTATCTTGGTAAAAATTCAGATAAAAGTGCTGGAGCAGGATATTATGGATCAGGTGAAGATGTTTACTATGAGGGTGGTTATGTACATTCATCAGCTTCTACAACAGGCGATATCATAAGTGTAGCAATGGATTGTGATAATAATAAAGTGCATTTTGCTGTAAATGGTGTCTACACAAACAGTAGTGACCCTGCTAATAATACTAATGGTTTTGCAATGACAGACGAGTATCAATATTTTGCTATGGCTACTTATAATGGTAGTCAAACTTATAGAGCAAATTTTGGTGGCTATACAACTATCTCAATATCAAGTGCTGCCAGTGATGCAAATGGATACGGAACTTTTGAATATGCACCACCTTCAGGCTATTATGCCCTATGCACTAAAAATTTAGCAGAGTACGGATAATGGCTTATACAACGATAGATGACCCTTCAGCATATTTTCAAACACTAACCTATAATGGTAATGGTAGTGCTAGAACCCTTACCTTTACAGGTAACAGTAACTTACAACCTGATCTTATAGTCTTTAGAGAAACAGGAAGGGCGAGGGACTGGATGACGACTGACACTAGCAGAGGTCTTACAAAATACCTTCATTTTGCACAAGAGTATCAAGAAAATACAATTACTAACTATGTGCAATCAGTAAGCACTAATTCTTACACAATAGCATCAGGTGACACAGGCAGTAATGATGGTTCAGGTGCTTACTTTGTTTGGGCATGGAATGTCAATAATGGCACTGTAACTAACACACCAAATGGAACTCAAACAACTAACAATATGCAAATGAGTACCAATCATCAGATCAATTCTACAACTAAGATGAGTATATGCACTTATCAAGGTGCAACATCATACGGAAGTTTGTTTCATGGACTAGGTGAAACTCCTGATTTTTTTTATTGTAGATCAAGAACATTAGCTGATGGTAGTGTTCCTTGGATCGCATGGCACAAGAATTTAGATGGTGATGGAACAAGATCAATTTCATTTACAAGCACAGGAAATCAATATAATCAAGGCACACATATACATAATGCTCCTGACTCTGATGAAATCTTTTTTAAAGATGTTAATGATGTTTTTAGACCACAAGGAGCAGACTCATATTATTTAGTAGCATTTAAATCTGTACAGGGGTTTAGTAAGTTCGGAAGATATATTGGTATAGGTACATCAGATGGTGCTTATGTTTATACAGGCTTTAAACCTTCAATGGTATGGATTAAGGGTATAGATACATCAACTAATTGGATGGTATTTCATGATAAATTGAATGATGATCATAATGTTTTAGATCAAAAAATGGGTTTGAACAGAACAGAAGCAGTAAATGGCTCTGACTTGGGCAATGTAAATCAGAATAACATTGACTTTTTATCCAATGGTTTTAAAGCAAGGACAGGAAATACTGATACAAATTTAACAAGTGGTAGTTTCATTTATTGTGCTTGGGCTAAACACCCTATAGTCACTTCAAGTGGAATACCAACAACAGCTTTTTAGGAGTATAATTTAATTATGTGGGCATTAGTAGAAAACAACGAAGTAACAAGAGTTTTTACAAAACCAACTGCTATTACAATAGGTGACAATCAATATCCTTCAAATATTATGTCAGTTTGGTCTAGTGAAGAACTAGAAGCTATAGGTGTTTACAAGGTAGTTGTTGATAATACCAACTTTAAAGACAAAAATTATTACCAAAACACTGATCAAACTTTTGTACTTGCTAAAGGTACAGTTACAGCATCTTATGGGTCTGCAACTGCAAAACCTTTAGATGATCAGACTGATGATAGTGGTGCTGTCACTAGAGGTCTAAAGTACAATCATAAACTAGCTGTAAATCAACAGTCAGCAACTTTACTAGGTGATACAGATTGGCTTGTCATTAGAGAAGCAGATGGTGGTACAGCTATGCCATCAAATATCAAAACTCATAGAACAGCTATTAGAACAAAAGCTAATGAGATGTGCAGTTTAATAGACGGTGCTAAAAGTGTTGATGCACTTGCAGCACTTTATGTGTATGATGAAGAGGGAAATAGACCTTTAGGTGAGTTTCCTACTTTATAAAATAACGGAGTGAAATTATGGCAGAAGCTAAAGACGAGAGAACGCTTGTCGTAGATGATAAAACTTACAATGTAAGTGATTTCAACGAAGAACAAGTGCAAATGTACAACAAACTTTCAGTGATTGATGGTCTGTTAGCTAATAACAACGATGCTCTTATCAAGCAAAGTGTTTTGGTTGAAGGACTACAAAAACAAAAAGCCGAACAGTTTGCACTATTGATGGATACTTTAGATGCAAAAGAAAAAGAGCCAAAAGACGAAGGAAACAGCAAAAAATCCAACTAACGTCAGTGCTTTAGAGTTGCATGAACAAATTTGTGCAATTCGTTACGAAAACATAGAAAAACGCATGGAGTCAGGCTCTAAGCGATTTGTTCGTATGGAAGGCATGATTATTGGCTTATACGGTACGATCATAGGTATCTACATATTAGAGAGGTTATTCTAATGGCAGGACTTACAATCACGACTGAGCCAACACAAGAGCCAGTAACCCTACAAGAAGTAAAAGAATACTTACGCATAGAAGATTCCACAGACGAGAGATTACTTAGACCATTCATAGAAACTGCAAGACGTTTTGCAGAAGAACATATGGGTAGAACGCTTATGCAGACTACTTACACTATGTTCGTTGATGCCTATGATGAAATGGCAGACCCTTTGTGGGAAGGTGTCAAAACTGGTCCATACCTAAACTACTACAAGAATTACATCATCTTACCAAGACCACCTGTGACTTCTGTAACGTCTGTAAGCACGTTTAATGACTCAGATACAGAAACCACAATGGCAGCTTCTAAGTATTACGTAGACAGTGCGAGAGAACCTGCTAGGGTTGTTCTTAGACAAGGTGAAACATTCCCCACAGCATTGAGAGTAGCCAATGCGATTAAAGTAGTTTATGTTGCAGGGTATTCAAGCCAATATAGTATTCCTGAACCTATCCGAATGGGTATCTTGCAACATATCGCTTATATGTATGAGCATAGGGGTGATATGTACGAAGCATCAGCACCGATACCACCAATACTTAAATCTTTATACGCACCATACGTAGTTCACAAAGCACTAGGTACATCTAGCTTACTAGCGGTAGGATAATGGCTACCAGTATTGGCAGAATGCGACACAAGGTAAAGTTGCAAAAGCCAACCTCAACACGTGATGCAGGGGGTGGTGTATCCCAAACCTATACAACCTTAAAAGAACTGTGGGCAGATATAAGACCAGTTTCAGGCTCAGAGAAGTACAGACAAGGGAAGGTGCAAGAAAGCGTCACACATGAGATTACAATACGCTACAGGGACGATCTAGGCACAGATTACCGAATACAATACGAATCACGTAACTTTAATATCAAGGTCGCTAGAAATATTGACGAAAGGGACAGATATTGGGTGTTGCAATGTTCAGAGGGTGAGGCCATCTAATGTCTAGAATATCATTTAGGTTAAAAAATCTAAAAAAATTTAATAAAAGTCTTGATAATGCTTTTAAACGTGGAACCAAAACAAATGTAAAAAGAGCAGTATTTAATAGTGCCAATGCTGTAAGAAATACTGCAATAGAGTCCATCAGAAGTGGCAATAAATCAGGTAGAATATATAAAAGAGGTGATGTAATACATAGGGCATCTGCGCCAGGTGAAGCACCGGCAACTGATACAGGATTTCTAATTAACCAAATAACTACAGAAGTTAAAACAAAAAAATCCAAAGTTATAGGCCAAATAATAGCATCAGCACCCTATGCAAAACATTTGGAGTTTGGAACAAGCAATATGATGGCAAGACCTTACATGCAACCTGCATTAGATAAAAATAAAGATAAAATTAAATCAATATTTAAGCGTGAGGGTGTAATTAAATGAGTCTAGGACAATTTGCATTACAAAGCGCAATCTATTCAAGGCTAAATACAGATAGCAATCTAACAAGCACTTTAGGTGCAACAATAGTTGATGAAACTTTACTTGGTGATGCTTATCCATTTGTAACACTTGGTGAAGAAACCACCATAGACTACAGTACAAAAGACGTTGATGGTGGTGAAACAACTATTAATATACATATTTGGTCACAATATAAAGGTAGCAAGGAAACAAAGAATATTATGGACAGAATCCATACTTTATTGCATGATTATAGTTTAAGTGTCACAGGATTTAATCTAATAAACCTTAGATTTGAGTTCAGTGATATAATGAGAGACCCAGATGGGGTTACAAGACATGGAGTCATGCGATTTCGTGCAATTATATTAGGTACTAGCTAAACATAGGAGATTAATATGGCAGCACAAAAAGGAGCAGCACTCCTGCTCAAAGTCGGAGATGGAGCATCGCCTGAAAGTTTTACAACTATCGGTGGGCTTCGTTCAACTTCAATAACTTTAAATGATGAAGCTGTTGATATAACCAACAAAGATTCATCAGGTAATAGAGAACTACTTGCAGATGGTGGTATTCACTC